GCCAGTAGCACGTGGGGACCTGGTTGGTTGAAACCAGATGCCATAGGCATTAAGGTCACAGACGGCTTGATAGACATCGACGACGACAATCCTCTACCGCAAGGAAAACCAAACAAGATCGAGAACAAGACCACCGTGTCGGACTTTGTTACCCACGAACCATATGACAGGCAGAGTAGCACACAGAGGACAAAGGCATTCATCAATGAAGCCATGGCAGAGATCAAGGCAACCAGCCCGGAACTGTCAGCAACGGAACTGAAAATAATCAAGGCGGAACTGTTGAAACAGCCGAGCATAAAAGCAGTGTCTGACAAACTGGGCAAAGTGGTCAAACTCAACGACAAGATCAAACTGCCCGTGAAGAATCTCAACACACTCGTGAGCAAGGCAAATGACATACAAAAATTATTTGAAGATCCAAAAGGCGCGGCGATGAATTTCGTGCAAGGTAAAATTGCAGACTTGAAAAATCAAGCCATCTCGGCAGTGAGGGATTTCTTTAGATTTTAGGGAGTAAATATACAATATGGCATACGGAGATTCAGGATCAGGAGACCTATCAAACAAGTCAGTGACCTTCAAGGGTTTCAGTTCACGTGCGGACAAGCGTAACTTCAAACTGTACGACTTCGAGGTGGCCAAGCAGGATCTCATCAACAGGTTATCGATACGTAAGGGCGAGAGGGTTGAGAACCCAGAGTTCGGCACCATAATATACGATGCCATATTTGAACCATTCACGGAAGGGCTCAAAGACGCCATAGTGGAGGACATCACAGCAAACCTCAATGCGGATCCACGTATTGCTACGGAAGAGATACTGGTCACTGAGGCAGACAAGGGCATAGCCATACAGGCCACTATAACCTATGTGCCTCTGAATATCACAGAGAAACTGAGGTTCAACTTCGACGAGAACTCGCTACTGCGTCTATCTTAATATACGCACTTTTCCTAACACATAAATACCGTTGTAATTACAATGGCCACAACAGATAGACAGAATAGATTATTAGTAGCGGAAGATTGGAGAAAGATCTACCAGGCTTTCCAACAGGCAGACTTCAAATCTTACGATTTTGAAACTTTAAGAAGGACCATGGTGGCCTATCTCAAAGAGAACTACCCAGACGATTTCAATGACTTCGTTGAGAGTTCTGAGTACGTGGCACTGATAGATCTCATAGCATACATATCTCAAGCACTTTCATTCAGGGTTGACCTCAACGCCAGGGAGAACTTCCTGGAGACGGCGGAGAGAAGGAACAGTGTACTAAGACTGGCGAGGTTGATCAACTACAACGCCAAGAGGAACAAGCCAGCCACGGGACTGCTTAAGATAGATGCAATATCAACCACACAGGACGTGCAGGACAGCACGGGCACGAACCTGGCAAATTCAAACATCATCTGGAATGACTCAGCAAACGCAAACTACAGGGAACAGTTCACTGCGATATTGAACGCCGCAAACCAGACGGGACAACTGTTCGGCAAGCCTAGGGAGTCAGGCAACATAGGTGGTATCACCACTGAAGTCTACACTTTAAGTTCCAACCAGTTGGACCTACCAATATTCAAATTCCAGAAATCAGTGGGAGGCGTGTCTAGATCATTCGAGATAGTGCCCAGCACGATTGAGGATTCTGACTCGATCTACGAGTCACGGCCTGTACCTGGCACAGGACTGACATACACATACAGGTCAGATGGATCAGGGGACAGTTCGAACAACACAGGTTTCTTCTTCATGTTCAAACAGGGTACAATCCAGCAGGCAGATTTCACAGTTGACACGGCAGTGACCAACTATGTAAAACCATTGGACGCATCCAACATCAATGACACAGATGTTTGGCTATACAAACTAGATCAGTTTGGGCAGTTGTCTGAATCTTGGAGGCAGGTGCCTTCGCTGTCGGGCAACAACGCAATTTACAATTCGTTGTCTAAGACAGAGAGAAACACTTACAATGTAGTAACCAAGAACAATGACGCAATAGATTTAGTGTTTGGAGACGGCAACTTCTCCAACTTACCCTTAGGGAACTTCAGGACCTACTACAGGGTCAGCGACAACGCCAAGTATGCTATCCAGTCATCGGACATGCAGAATGTACAGTTGACGGTACCATACACAGATGCCAATGGTGCACAGCAGTCATTGACAATGAGCGTGAGCCTTAAATCAAGTGTGTACAATTCTAGTGCAACTGAATCCAATGATTCAATTAAAGAAAAAGCGTCTCAGGTATACTACTCACAGAACAGGATGATCACGGCAGAGGACTACCAAGTGGTGCCTTTGAGTGCTTCACAGGAAATCGTAAAAGTGAGATCAGTCAACAGGTCCGCGTCAGGCATCAGCAGGGCCAAAGAGATACTGGATCCCACAGGCGCATACTCGAATGTCAGCGTGTTCGCCGAAGATGGAATCTTATACAGGGAGGAAAGTTTACAGCAGTTCACGTTCACGTTCAACAACAAGAGCGACATCCAGTCCACGATAGACACATCTGTGGAAGCCAAGTTAAAGGAAGCATACGCTAGACAGTTCTACTACTTGAAGTACGGCACGAAAGATGCCAGCACACTTTCAGCAACATGGAATTCAACAACAACTTCAACCAACACCAACACAGGGTATTTCACTTCAGGTGGTGCATTGGTGATAGGAGATTCTGCAACCTCAAACATGAAATTCGCGAAGCCGGGTGCTTTGATCAAGTTCACGTCTCCAGACACCAGGAAGTTCTTGAATGGTACACTGGTCACGTCAACCACAGACAATGCGGAAGACAGGGCATGGGCCAAGATAGGTGATGTGATCAAGTTCACGTCTCCAGACACCAGGAAGTTCTTGAATGGTACACTGGTCACGTCAACCACAGACAATGCGGAAGACAGGGCATGGGCCAAGATAGGTGATGTAGTTTTAGACGGCGCAAATGGTGGTGTTGGAAATCTTGAATCCGGACAAGGCCCTGTCACATTGGCGGATATAATACCAAACGGTTCTGTGGTCAATGCGATCATTCCAAACTTCACAACATCGTTCTCATCAACACTGGAAGCGGACCTCCTGGACAGGATAGAGGCCTATGAGGAATTCGGACTGAGGTATGATGTTGATTCAGAGTCATGGAAGGTGATCACATCAACCAACCTATCAACGAGTGCAGTGTTCAGTCTCACAAATGCGGGATCTGCCACAGGCACGAACGCGGATGCGAGTTGGTGGTTCAAGTTCACCAACGACGGCAACACATACACGGTACAATACAGGAAACTGGATTACATATTTGAATCAGAGTCCCAGAACAAGTTCCATTATGACGTGGAAGAGAAAATTTACGACTACACCACGGGCAGGAGTGTGAAAGACACGGTCAAACTGTTGAAGACCAACAGCATTGTGTCAACAGGCAACAGCATAGGCTATCCCATCACTTGGCAGGTGGTCGACGTGGTCACAGAGGCAGACGGTTTCCAAGACAACAGGAAAGTCAAAGTCGGTTTCTTTGACGCCGATGACGACGGGGTGGTTGACAATCCTGAACTGTTTGACATATTCGTAGAACCCACACTGTCAGAGTCCACAAAATTCGTGTTCTTCGAGAAGTACACCTCCTATGACAACATTGAGAGATTCAGGCCATACGCATCAACAAATTTCGTTGTCGCACAGAACGAAGCAGACATCAATCTCAACACCACTGCGTACACGGACGGACAACTGTTCTACTTCTATGATTCAGCAGAGGACGTGATCAAGAAATACAGTTCTACGACTAACACATTGTCTACAACCACAGATTACACTGCCAGGAGGGGCAGGGGTTCGATCAACTTCCAGTACAAGCATCACGCAGGACAGGAGACGAGGATAGATCCCAGCGTGTCCAACATAGTAGATGTCTACCTGCTTGAGAGGACATACGATAACCTTTACAGGATATGGTTGCAGGATGGCGGAAGCAAACCAACACCATCCACAGCAGACCAGTTGAGGATCAGTTATTCTGGTACGCTCAACCCATTGAAATCATTGTCAGATCAGATAATATATCATCCGGTGAAATACAAGATACTTTTTGGTTCGAACGCAGAAGAACAGTTACAGGCAACATTCAAAGTTGTCAAAAATGCAAAAACCAACGTGTCAGACGCAGTGATAAAGACCAGGGTCATCAGCGCCATAAACGAATTCTTCGCATTGGACAACTGGGATTTCGGAGACACTTTTTACTTCACAGAATTGGCCGCTTACATACACAATCAACTCGCTCCAGACTTACTGACAGCGGTTATTGTGCCCAACCAGTCAGGACAGGGTTTTGGGTCCTTGTTCCAACTTGACTCAGCGGCAGACGAGATTTTCATCAGTGGGGCCACCGTTGATGATGTGTCAATCATAACAGCACTTGGAGCCAACCAGTTGGCGGCCTCCGGCACCGTGATCACATCAACATCAACTGCCACGACCAACACCACATCAGGATCAGCAGTGTCAGGCTCTACTACAACAGGTTCCGGTTCAAGCACCGGCAGTAGTGGGGCAGGATACTAATGGCTGACAATCCAACCAACGCACTCACAAACAACGAAGTCGTAAAACAGGGCGACAACGAGTACAGACGTACGGTACAACACCTTCCGGCTTTCTACAGGACCGACGCCAACCAACGTTTCCTGGCCAGCACGATGGATCCTTTGGTACAGAAAGGTTCATTGGAGAGGTTAGACGGTTACATTGGTAGGCAAGACGCCTACACCAGGGAGGTAGGTGACAGGTACATCACAGCCACGAGTAGGGACAGGTTCGCATATCAGTTGGAACCTGCTGTGACCTACACGGACAGGGACACGACATCAGTCAACCCAGAGGATCAGGTAAAATTCACAGGAACGTATGACGACTACATAAACCAGATCAAGTATCTAGGAGGTAAGGTCAACAACCACGACAGGCTCAACAAGGAGACGGTTTACAGTTGGAATCCAGCCATAGACTACGACAAGTTGGTGAACTACAGGGAGTACTACTGGATGCCAGACGGTCCTGGAGCCATAGAGATAGATTCCGTGGGTCCAAACGCAGTGATCGAATACACGGTAGAGAACAAACAGAAGGGTGCATACAATTACACCCACAGGGAAAACGAAGACAACCCCATACTGACCCTTTACAGGGGCAACACCTACAAGTTCAACGTGAACGCCAAAGGACATCCGTTCTGGATAATGACGGAACCCTACAAGAACAAGGTCTCAGTAGACGGTTCAACGTCAACAATATTTGACACAGGTGTAACCAACAACGGAACGGACTATGGAACAGTGACGTTCACTGTGCCTACTACAGGTGCCCCGGACACTTTATATTACCAGTGTGGTAACCATGATGCCATGTACGGCATTCTGCAGATAAAAGATGCCACGAGTACGACAGCGATAAACGTCGAGGACGATATCGTTGGCGCAAAGAATTACAGTCTAAGGACTTTAGGTTTATCAAATGGCATGAAGATCAAGTTCACGAACTCATTGGTGGCGACAGCATACCAGGACAAGGAATACTATGTTGAGGGTGTTGGTGATGCTATCACACTCACAGACGTGGAGGACCTGATCACGCCAGGCAGTTACGCCACCGAATCTACAATACTTTATGATCAGGCAGGCTATGATTCAAGACCATACGCCAAAGCGTACTACACCCCGGAAAACAAAGATTACATAACGATAAAGAGAGACTCACGGGATCAGAACGCTTGGTCGAGATACAACAGATGGTTCCACAGATCTATAATAGAAGAAACGGCGAGGATCAGTGGATTCACTGCAACTTTAAACGAGGACGACAGGGCCAAGAGGCCAATAATAGAATTCGATTCCGGGTTGGCTCTCTACAACCACGGCACGGTTGCTAAAAAGTCTGTCACACTGTATGACACAGTGACAACGGATGCATTCAGTAAAGTGGTTAAACAAACAGGTTACATCGTGGACGGAGTAGCACTGGCGGATGGAATGAGGGTCGTGTTCGCGGCAGACACAGATCCAATAGTCAAGGACAAGATTTATGATGTCAATTTCGTCACAGCGGGAGATTCCACTCAGGTCATTAACCTTACTGAGGCATCTGATGCCACACCGGCAGACAATGATTCCATATTCATCGAGTTCGGCACTGTGAACCAGGGCAAGACTTTCCGTTACGACGGCACAACAGAGGCGTTTATAGAAGCACAGGAGAAGACGGGAGTCAACCAACAGCCGTTGTTCGCGATGTTTGACGAAAATCACACACCGTTCGACGATGCAACGGCATATCCGAATTCAACTTTCACAGGAGCAAAGGTTTTTGCTTTCGCCACATCAGACACAGCGACCACCGACACTGTCCTTGGAATTAAAGTCAAGTACAATACCATCAACAACGTTGGAGACATCGTGTTTGATTCGGACCACACGTCAGGTACATTCACGTACAAGAGCGGAACCACAACGATCACGAAAAATCTGGCCGAGGGACACCTACACTACACAACAGGCAGGGCAACACACAATTCACGTAGTGCCTGGATAAAAAGGACCGCGGAAAGTAAACAGCGTGTCATAAGGACTTTCATTGTTGATGCCACAGAGAAACAGTTGTTCCCCATAGACTTCTACAAGGACTCAGCGGACCTCACAGATCTAGAAGTGTCAGTGAGTGTGAATGGAGTCAGGAAGACACTCACAACAGATTACACAGTAGAGACAGGCACCAAAAACAAATACGTGAAGTTCAACAAAGAACTCACAGTTGACGACCAGATTAGGATAGCAGGATACAGCAGTGCTGACAAGGTCGCTGACAAGGGCATATACGAGATCCCTGAGAACCTCGCGACAAACAGTTTGAACCAGCAGTTGGGCACATTCACATTTGGACAGATATTGAATCATGTCAAAGACATCTTCGACAAGAACCAGGACGTGACTGGCGCAATACCAGGTGCTTCTAATCTTAGAGATAAACCAGATGCGAGACTGAAGGGCGGTAGCATACACCAGCACGAGTCTCCTTTGATCCCTGCTATCTTTGGTACCATAGACCAGGAAAGCAACTTGTTCACAGCAATTGATTACGCAAACCAGGAGTATGAAAAATGGTACAACGCATTCCTGACACACGCAACTGGCACGGCATACGAGGGAGTGGCCGCTGACAGGGTTGACGAGATAATCACAGCCATTACACCAGGCAGGAACAACACCTTCCCGTTCTACTACGAGGACATGGTTGGTTGGGGAGAGAATGTGTCGACGAGGTCATACACAGTGATGGGTTCCTCACAGACAGACTACGCACTCGACTCACAACACGACATCACCTCTTTGAGCAACAGGGCGGTGTACGTTTACCTTAATGGTGTGCAGTTGTTGTTGGGCACAGACTACGCATTCAGCACAACAGATGATACCGTAAGCATATCAAAAGCACTTGTGGAAGGCGACAAGATTGTGATAAAAGATTACGGTGACACCACAGGCAGTTACATGCCACCATCACCTACCAAACTTGGAATGTATCCCAAGTTCACACCCGAAGCGTTCACAGACACGACTTATTTGACTGACACCGCAGTGATCAGGAAGCACGACGGATCGATCATCAAGGCATATGGTGACGAGCGAGATGAATTGATACTTGAACTTGAGAAAAGGATCTACAACAATATCAAAGTCGACCATGATGCTTCATTGATTGACATCCATGATGTGTCGCCAAGTGCTTTCACGTCAACAGAATACACCTTACAAGAAGTGGACGCAGTGATGGGTCCTGACTTCTATCAATGGGCGGGACGAAACAACGTCCAGTACATCAACAACACAGCATTCACAGAAGGGTCTCCCTTCACATACAACTACGCTAGATCAAAGGGCAGGCTGATAAATGAGAACCTACCAGGACACTGGAGGGGCATATACAAATATTTCTATGACACCGACGCACCACATGTTAGACCATGGGAGATGCTTGGACATTCAGAGAAGCCAACAGACTGGGACGCGACATATGGTACGGCACCATACACATCAGGCAACGATGTGCTTTGGAATGCCGTGGCAACTGAACCGGGCAGATACGGCAAGCCTTTGATCAGGGACTACCTACCCGTTGACGCATCAGGTAATCTGTTGGATCCATTGGCGGCGGGACTGGTTGACAATTTTGACATTCCGGGAAGACAGAACGCTTGGAAGTTTGGAGATCAAGCACCAGCGGAGACGGCATGGAGGAGATCCAGTGCTTATGCATTCACGGTGATGAAGACCCTGGCAATAACCAAGCCTGCGAAATTCTTCTCAAATCTTTTTGACCCATCAAGACTGACGACCAACGTTTCAGGAAACCAGATCTACACAGAAACTGGCATCAGGAAAACATTGGCAACGGCCAAGTATCACTTGGAAACAGAAACAAATCTAGCAACAGGCGTGACCACAAGATTCCAGACAGCAGGTTATCAGCCTTACGTCGTTAATCACCTGATCTCAAAGAACCTAGATACCAAGACTTTCTACTATGACAAGATGAAGAATCTGTCTGTGCAGTTGACATACAAGTTGGGAGGATTCACAGACAAGGACAACATAAAGATATTGACTGACAGTGTTTCTCCAGGATCCAAATCAGGTTCAAAATTCATACCAGACGAGAACTACAAGATACTTTTTAGGACCTCGAACCCTGTGCAAAGTTTCCAATATTCAGGTGTGCTGATCGAGAAGAACACAGACGTCAGCCAGGATGGTTCTACAATACTGGGCGGATACAAAGTGTTAGGATACAGCACTACCAAACCATATTTCAACTTCAACTACCCTGTGAAGACAACAACGGCAACGGCAGTTTCGGTTGAAGGATCTACGGTGGTCAATCAATACAATGTATACCAGCAAACAACACAGACAATACCATATGGTCATGTGTTCAACAATATACAAGATGTCACAGACTTCTTGTTTGGATATGGACACTGGCTTGAGTCACAAGGGTTCCGATTCAACAAGTTCTCCAATGAACTTAAGGAAACACTTAATTGGTCCAACTCTGTAAGGGAATTCCTGTTCTGGACCACACAGGAGTGGACACCAGGAAGTGCCGTGACGGTTTCACCGGCCGCGGATGGTTTCGAACTAGACACCAACAACAGCATTGTTGGGAAACTGAGGAACCTGGCAGGTGACTACTCGTTGTTGGATTCAGGTGGAAGGAAGATTGACATAGGCGAGATATCCACAAAACGTATAGGAAAGACATTCGAGTTAGGCATCAAGTCTGACACCATTGGACTGTACAACATAGCACTGAACACCGTGCAGAAGGAACACGTATTGTTGTTTGACAACAGCACTGTGTTCGCTGACATAATATACGACCCGTTCACTGGATTCAGGCAACAGAG